CCACGGCTCCCCTGTTGGCAGGTGATTTATGAGGGGCGAGGACATCATTGAGGAGACGCTTGAATTTGAGAGGAAGCGGAGTCTCTGGCAACTCTGGATGGCGAGTCTGGATGTGACGGAGTTAGTGACCGTGGCGAGGGACTTGGCGAAGATGTTGGAATATGCGGGGAAGCAAATGGAGGTAGCGGAGTTGAATCGGAAACTCCTCATGGGGTCGAGCCACATGGAGATTAAGCCAGAGGATGCCGCATGAAACATACGAAGTGCATGAGGATTGCCTTTGAGGTCAGTAAGTCTGAGGGCTTCATGGCAATACAGACAGAGGCAAGAGTAGATGGGGTTGACATGGTACTTGAGGACACTGAAACATTCCAGCAATACATAATCACTATTAAACCAGCGGAGATTTCCCCATGTTCCAAAGCTTCTTCGTAAGGGAGAGAGACGTTGAGATCAGGATTGAGCTTGCGGAGGATCAGGACACCGATCACCCATTCATCTTCATCATTCAGGATATGGTGAGTGGGGTTACCGCGACGAACTTCATGACGAAGGCGGAAATGGAGAAGATGTGTACGCAGGTGCTTGGGGTCATGAATCAGTATGATCGGATGCGGATTGAACGGGAGCTGAAATGAGCGGGGGTAAGTCGTACAGTCACTCAAGGTTGCAGGCGTACAAGGCGTGTCCCCTTTCATGTTTCTTCAAGTATGAGGTTGGGCTGGAAAAGGATGAGGATGAGAAGTCGGAACATCATCTGGTGTTTGGGCGGGCTATGCATGAGGGACTGAGACTCCTCTACCTTGGCGATACGTTGGAAGCGGCGCAGAAGAAGTTTAAGGAGGTGTATCCGAGGAACCTTGATCCAGAGGACAACGCTAAGACAACGGAGCATGGGCCAATCATTCTACAGAGATACGCAGACAAGTGGCGGGAGGAAGATAAGAAGTGGAGAGTCCTGTCATGTGAGGAAAAGGATGGATTCCAGTATGCGGAGGAGGAGTCCTTCACGGTGGTCTTAGACCTCATCATTGAGAACATTGAGTATGGGGGTATCTACGGACTCGATCACAAGGTGGTTGGAGGAAAGAAGGCTACCCTCTCCTACGACTTCTGGAACCAGTTTGAACCGAACAGTCAGGTGACGAAGTATACGAGCTACATACGGGGCAAGTACGGGGATTGTTCAGGGTTCTATGTGAACGCCATTGGGTGTGGGTACAGGAGCCGTATGTACAAAGGTGAACCCGCTGGATTCTGGACACGCTTTGAGAGGCAGATGTTTAACAGGAATGTTGGGCAGATGGAACGTGAGGAAGCGGACACACAGGAGTGGATCAGACGCATTGAGGATTCAAGGGAGAGAGGGGTTTGGCCCATGAATACGGATGCTTGCCGATTCTGCTCTTACCGCCCTATCTGCTCCGCTGGCTGGACATGGGAACAGGATCAGGAACTTATCACAATTCAGTACAACGTAAAGAAAAGGAAGGACGCTTAAGATGCCCGACGCAAGTGAGTTTAGAGCTAAGAGGCCGACGAGTACGGTGCTTATCAATGGGTACTTTGGGGATGGAAAGACACACGCCGGGATGACTTATCCGAAGGTGTATGTGGCCTGTTTTGATCCGTCAGGGTTGGACATTCTGTATCGCAAGGGAAATGAAAGGCTCCTAAGCAATCTGGTTCACTATGAGTATATACGTAATGCAAATGAGGCTGAGTTGAAGAAGGTTTTTCAGGAGAACGCAAAGGCTGAGGAACGGTATTCCATATATGGGTGCATCCGTCATGCGGAGGAGCTTGCGAAGGGAGGGATGATTGAGACGTTGTTTCTGGACGGCGGCACTTACCTCTTTGATATGCGTTGGCAGTACATCAATGAGTATGAGGAGCAGAAGTCTGGAACAACGGGAAACATTGATACCCAGGCTATGTATCGCAATCTGGGGTTATGGTCACAGAGGTTTATTGCGAGTGATCTCCTTACGATTGCAACACGGTACAACTTGAACGTAGTCATGACGTGCCATCTCAAGCGTGAGGCGAAGGATGCTGTGCAGGGGTCGGATAAGACCACGAACCGGGCGCGGAAGGTGTCTTTGGAATCAGACATCTCCCCCATGATTGAGGGCGGGTTTCGGAGCAAGATTGAGGGGCTGTTTGGAGCGTCCATCTACCTTGATACGAAGCTTGATGCAAGCGGGAAACAGACGAAGTGGGCTTACTGTGACACGACGTTTGCGTATGGAACAGTTGTGAGGGCCAAGAATCGCTACGGCCTTCCAGCGAAGTTAGACATCACGGGTAAGGAATTTTATGCAGAGCTTATGAAGAACATCAATCAGCAGAGTGTAGTAACCAACGTGGCTTAAAGCCGCATAACTAGGAGGAAGTGAATATGAGTGATAGTCCATTTGAAGTGCTTGATAACTTTCCTGAGACGGGTGATTTGTCTGACCAGTCGGGGGGAGATGTTATTGATGCGGCAAAGGGTGTGCGTTTTGTGATTCAGAACGTGGAGCCGAAGTTGCAGAACGATAAGGAAACGGGAGCGATGAACCGGGCGAGTCTTAATGTTCGGTGCGCTATCTCCTCTCTCGGGGTGGATGGTAACGGGAAGTATGCGGGAAAGAATCTCTTCGCAGAACTCCTGACCGCCTACAACGAGCAGAAGTATACGAGCGATTGGTGGAAGAAGCAGGCCCGTTTCCCCTACCGTCAGTTTTTGAAGGCGATGGGTTTCGATGACAAGAATCCCCCGAAGGTGACGGATGAGTTTATCCAGAGTCTTAAGGGGCGTGAGTTCATCGGGGATATTCGTAAGGCCGAGATTCGCGTCAAGGATGGCGATGGGAAGTATGTCGGTACGGGTGACTTTAAGAACGAGCTGGCTAACTTCAAGTCAGTAGAGGCTTAAGGTGCTGAGAGAGGGGTGGCGTGTTACCGAGGAGAAGCGGTGCGTTATCCCCTCTCTTCCTCCGAGCGTGAATGCGATCTACCAGATTATCTTTGCACAGAGAAGGGTTGAGATGAAGCCAGAGGTGAGGGCGTGGAAGACGAAGGCGAAGGAGTTTGTTCCGAGGCTGAATCCACTCACTGAGAGTTACCTTGTGACGCTTGATGTTACGTTTACCTACAACTGGTTTTATAAGAATGGGAAGTTGAAGAAGTTTGATTCTCAGAATCTCCTTAAGGTGCTTATTGATGCAGTGGCTGAGAAGGCTGGATTCAATGATGAGATCGTGAAGATGGGGAGTTGGTCATCCATACATAGCGAGGATAAGGAACAGGTCGAAGTTGTGATTAGGCAATTAACGGATGAGGAGCCACATGGAACGCCGAATGATTCAGAGTGATAGCCCGCATTGGATAACCACCCTCTCCCCTGCCGAGAAGGACGAGCTAATGAGGACTGACCGCCCAAGGAGTATACCGCATGGAGAATGAGGAGATTAGGGGGGAGTTGGCTGACATCCTTACTAAACTGAAGAATGGAGATACGGATCTTGAGAGACTTAAGTTGCGATTATACGGGACACGGCAAGCCATTCAGCTTAGAGCCATTGAGTGTGCAGATCGTCGCCTCACCCACGAAGCCGAAGTGTTGTCGCACTTGCGGGAGGGTGTTAGACCGCCGAGCCAAACACCCGTACTGCCAGAAGCATCGCGGCCTGTCTATCTGCCAAAGAATCTGCGAGATGTGTGGAATACAGTTTCAGAGGAAGCAAGTAAACGGCAACGTAACAAGACAAAGATTCTGCTCAAACCTCTGTCGGACAAACGCATCAAGAATGCACGATAAGGAAGATGTTCTAGCCATCAAGATGGTGAAGTATTGGACGGGGGTTAGGCAAGCGGATATGGACTCTGAAGTAATCGCCCTTGCCCGAATGTACCAGATGGTGAAGCGGGAACTTGAAGCAAGAGGCGTCAGAATTGGAAGAAGTCGAGTTTTATCAAACGCAGTATAACTAAGAAAGGTGAGATATGGACACATTGGAATTACTTAAAGAAATTGGAATGAGTAAGGCGAGTGATGGACTTGAAAAAAAGATTGAGTTGCGGTCTAAGTTGTTTACTGCTTACCAGAACTTCCAGTTTATTTGTAAGGAAGCTGTGGATAGGTTTAATAAAAATCTGCGTGAGAAAACAGAGGTTATTTACGACAAGAAAACGAAGGAAGTCAGGAAGAAGGTTGACCCGAAGAAATGGAATGAAGTGGTGTATGACAAGTTGGTGTTCTCGAAACTATCTGATTATCCATATGTACCGCCCGCTGATGTGCTTATGAAGGTTAAAGATGCTATGGATAAGAAGTGCTTCGATACGTTTGAGGTGGCTAAGATCGAAAGTGTGGTGGAAATCATCGACCCCATTATCTTCGGGAAGATTGATGGATGCACAGACCTCTTCTTCATTGCGCAGTGGGATGAGGATGTGAAGTTTGAGGATTTGATGAAGGATAATGTTTAATGGCCACGCTTACTTCGGAACAAGAAAGTCGGGAAATGTATCGGCAAAGGGTTTATTACTCTAATGCTTTAGATAATCTAGCTGCGTGGTATATTGGAGAACCAGCCGATTACTCGATTGATAAGTCTAAGGTCTTCAAGGGTATCCCCGGCTCAATTAAGCCCGTTGCAATCATGGAGAATTTGGAGCGCGTCACGGGAGATAGCGTCAGTAATCGTATTAAGATGTTTATGAAGTAGAGTAGTCTCTTCCCCGACCGTATAGGCGGACGACTGGTACTTAGTACCCTCAATAGAGAAAGCGGTGGGAATCCGTACCGGGGGTGAGGCAACTTTAAATGCGGAGATAGTTTAATGCAAAATGATATGTTCCAACATATAGATGGCGGTGCAAATCCGACCTCTCCGCTCCAATTATTTTTTAGAAAGATTAGATCAGATAACGCTAACAGGATTTTTGAGAAACATCATTATGCCCATAGAGCTGTTCCTATTTCAGAATCTTTCGGAGCTTACAAAAAAAATGCGCTTCAAACTCTTGTTGGAGCTATTAGTTTTGGGAAACCAGCTTCCCCATCTCTTTGTGATGGTGCTTGTGGAAAAGAAAACTCGCACAGGATTTACGAGTTGAATCGTTTATGGGTTTCCGATGAATGCCCAAGGAACACTGAGTCGAGATTCATAGGATGGTCTTTAAGAATACTAAAACAAATTAGACCTGATTGGATTTTAGTTAGTTACGCTGATACAGCACAGGGTCATACGGGAGCAATTTATAGAGCTACTGGGTGGATTTACACAGGTCTTTCTGACGCAAGAGAGTGTGGGGATTATGCGGTAGAGGACGGTAAACATAGTCGTCATGCAAAGAAATCAGATTCTCCTAATATCCCAAGAAGTAGAAAGCATAGATACTTTTACTTTCTTAAACCAGATGATATTTGTTTGCTTAAGTATCCAATACTGATCTTTGAGAAGTAGAGAGTTTTCTGCGGTGTGGTCGGGAACCTGAGGGGGCTGATGGACTGATTGCCATCCCCTTGCATCCCAATGCCGCCGCAGAGCCAAGGTTCCTTGCATACTACAAGGATTAAATGGCTTACCTAGAGTCAGCCTTGGCATGAATCGTATGGGGATTGGCGGAATATGGGAAGACGCATCTAGTGTTGAGGCTAGAAGAAGGTAATAAGTCTCTGGGTAAATAGGCACTTTGGACGTGAACAGCCAGAAATGGTGCTAGAGAGAATATCTTCGTGCAGGTTCGAGTCCTGACATCCCCTACCAGTAACAAGGAAACAAAGCCGGGAGGTAGATATACATGAGATTCGCTGTGGGCGTACGACCAATAGCAGAGAGTCAACATTGTTGAGCTTCCCGGCTCCATTTTAACCAAGAGAGGGTGTATGAGGGTATTGAGTCTGTTCAGCGGAGGAGGTCTTGGAGATTACGGCCTTACCCTCGCCGGCATGGAAATAGTAGGGCAAGTTGAAATTGATGATTACTGCCAGAAGATTCTTAAATTGCGTTGGCCTGATGTTCCAAAGTGGAGGGATATAAGAGATGTCAAAGGAAGCGAAGTCCTTGAGAAGTGCGGAAGAATTGACCTTATTTCCGGTGGATTCCCTTGCCAGGACATATCAGTCGCAAACACATCTGGAAAAGGAATCGAAGGAGAAAGGTCAGGTCTTTGGAGCGAGTTCTTTAGAATCATTTGCGAGATACGACCCAAATACGTTCTCGTGGAAAACTCGTCAAACTTGCTTAGTAGGGGGCTTGGCAGAGTTATCGGGAACTTGGCCGAGGTCGGGTTTGATGCGGAATGGCACTGCATTCCGGCTTCCTACTTTGGCGCAAACCATATCAGGGATCGGATCTGGATTGTGGGCTACACCAACGGTATGCGGGAACCACAACAAGAGAGGGGCAAGCAAGACAAGTGGGGACGGTCTGTCAACGCAAGTAAAGAAAAGGATATGGCTCACGCCGAATGCTTGGGATGGACGCCGTGGGCCTATGAGCCGTGCGGAAATGGATACTGGCGAACATATGGTAAATCTAATAACGGCGGTGAAGCATTCGACAGATTCAGAGATTATTGGGCCGTTGAACCCGGAGTGGGTCGAATGGCTCATGGGGTTACCAATAGGGTGGAGCAACTTACACTGCTTGGAAACGGCCAAGACATTCGCCCTATCTTATGGATCGGAAAACGAATAATGGAATTTGATAACACAACCAACAAAGGAGAATGAGCGAGATGGAGGCAGAATATGAGATGGTGATTACAAAGCGTGAGAAGAATCCAGAGTACCGGGAAGGCGCAAGGCATTACGGCGATCCAGAGCAACAGCGGTATCTTGGAGTGAAGGAACTTGTGACCACGCTCACCGAGGCAGAGTTTAAGGCTGTTAAGAAATCCGTTCTTGAAGTGTTCTAACTAACCAGCCTATCGGCGGAGGGATTATGAGTGAGCTAACACCGTACTGGATGTTTAACTACAACGAGGAGGCTCCCGATGCCAAGGGCTAAGAGGGATGGGATGCCAGTTAGAACC